CTCGAACGTGCCGGGTGCAATCAACGGTCGGTGCGGCACTTGGACCGCATTGGTCATCGGGCCACGCATGGGCGTAGCTGGAGCGATGGTGGGCGCTGCTTTGGTCGCCGCTACGGTGGGCACGGCGTTAGTCGGCGCAAGCACCGTTGGTGCGGCGGTGCCACCCGTCAACTGGTCGAGTTTCTTGGTCACGTCTTCTAGGGCGTCACGACGCACCTTAACGTAGTCGGCGCGTGCTGCGTTATTGGTGAATGGTGCGGTCAACGAATCACGAATCTGCGCGGTGAGAATGCGTGCGCGTGAGTTCTGCACCTGTATCTGTTGGCCGAGCGTCAGCCCTTCCTTCTTGAGCGGCGTGAAGTGGCCTGTGTTCGGCCCAGTCGTCGTGACGAACCCGAGTTGCTCGTTGCTGACAGGATCATTGACCGGGATGTATTCGCCTAGTTCGTGCTGCGCCCCGCTTAGGCTCGCCGGGACGATGGTAACACCGCCCGTGCGCTGGTTGTAGAAGTGCGCGGGCGCGCCGCTTTCCTCACCGGGCACGTATTCCGATCCAAGCCCGAGCTTTTCTAGTTCCGTGTCGGCGCGTTGACGTGCAGTATCGGCTTGCTGCTGCTGAATGCCAAGCTGGCCCAAGTTGTAACCGAGCAGGCGAGATTCCTGCGCGGTCTGACCAGCTTCGAGCGCGGTCTGGTGACGGTTGCGCTCCTGAAGATCCGCATAATCCTGCGAGAGCTTCTGCATGTTGAGCAGTTGCGTGTCCTGAAACTCCTGCGCTCGCTGAGCCTGTTGCGCTTGGCGCTCTGCCCGCGCTTCGGCGAGTTGCTGAGCGCGTTGTGCCTGCTCAGACAGGGCGATGCCGGTGCGTGCGCCAGCTTCCAGCGCCGACGTGAAGAACGACGGCTGGACGTTTAGCCAGGGCGGGATGTCGAGCAGTGCCATACGTTAATCCCCCCATTCAGGAAAGTCCGGTAGCGTTGGGTTCTGGTCCCAGTTGAACCAGTCGGCTAGATTCCCCACATCGTTGCCCGCGCCTTGGGCACCACCGCCAATGCCGAACATGCCGCCGCCACCGCCAAGAAACGGTTCGTTAAACCATTCGTTGAATCCACCGCCACCGGGCGTTGCGGTAGTGCCGCCTTCAGGACCACGAAAGCCGCCCGCGAAGTCGCCCCACATATCCTGCGGCGCGCGTTGCTGACCGCCAAGGATGCCCTGATACGGGTTCTGCTGGAGAGTGCCGGCGAATGAGTTGATGGGCGACGTGGCCCAAGGCGAGAACGTCGCGCCCGCGTTGAGGTTGCGCGGTGCGGTCGGGCCGGGACTGTAGGAAAGGCTTCCACCACCGCCGCGCTGCGTCTTGGCGAGGTAAAGGTCGAACAGGCGTTGAGCTTCGAGCGCGGCTTGGCGCGGGTCAGGCGCGGCGTTGAGTGTCGCGTTGCGGTTGGCCAGATCGAGTTGCGTCTCGGGCGATACGGTTAGGGTCTTGGCGATGGTAGGTAGAGCGGACAGGAGATGCTCGCCGCCCTTAGCCTTCACTGCTTCAGACGCTTCAGCGACGTGACGAAGGCCGGCGGCACCGCTGTAGGGTGACAAGGGCGACCCCGACCCAATGCCGAACTGCGCGGCGGTGTTCTGAAGCATCGCAATCGTGGACGGGTCCAGTTCGCCGGCCAGTTCGCTCGCAATATTGCCAGAGTAAGTGGCGAGGTTGCCCGCTAAGCCGGGGAACACGCCCGCGATGTCGTTGTAAATCGGAGGAAGACCGATGGCGCCGGGCACGGTGCCGTACGGGCCTTGCCCGCCGTGCGACGTGGGGTTGAGGCTGAAGGGTGGGGTGCCTGTTGGCGGCGTGTAGAACGTCTCGTCAAGTCCGGTGCGGCGTGAAGATGTGCGTGGCATAACTAAATGATGCAGCCGATGCCACAGGCGCGTGGTGTTGCGGTTCCAAACACTTCTATGGAAATTGGGATTTGATCTTCTGGACAATGCACCCGGAGCTCCCTATTTAGCTCCCGCACCGCTTTGGCTTGAAACACCTCTGCTGAAGCATTATCTCCGGCGTCTTCTGCTCTGATACTTAACATTTGGAGTTTCAAGGCAACCCAGTTGTCGATGAGCACCTCGTTCTCGTCAGTCTCAACCGGGATGAACCTCAGCTTCACGAGCGCTTCGACCTGCGTCAGCCCGTTGCACGAGTTTCCGGTCATGCCGCGCGCGCCGCGCACTTGGCTGTGAAGGAAGGTAGGGCTGCGTTCGCTGGGCTGATAGAAGGCCATATCTTCGAGCACGTCGTTGGTGGCGTCGTAGGCGTAGAGACGCACCGGACCCATTGTGGCGTCCTTCAGCACACGGGTCACTTGCCGGATGAGCATGGGAGTGCCGACGTAGGGCGCCGCGAAGGTGAGCACGACGCCCGGTTGCCATGTGCCGTCCGCGCGCTTGGTGAATATCTCGTTGCCGCCCGAGTCCACGCCGAAGATGGTGACGGTCTTGCCGATGTCCGCTTGGTAAGCGATGAAGGCGCGGATGTAGCGCGGTTCGTTGCACTTGATGTTGGCTTGGACGGGCACAGTCCCATCGTGCGCGATGACCACATTGCCGCAACCCACGCCGCGACCCATGCCGCCGTAGCCGAACAGCCCGAACCCACGCGCCATGCGATAGTCAGCGCCGTTCATCGGAAGGAATTGATAATAATAATTGCTATTAACAATCGGAATACCGCAGATGTTAACAGCTAAAACTTGATCCACGGCCCTTGGCCAAACCAATGAATTACAACGTACGCAAGTCCGCAACTTCGTTACCGTGCTCCAGAAGTTGCCCCGGACCATGAGACGCTCGGTCGCTTCGTTGGTCAGGTCGCGAAAAGCGGGCTTGTCGGTGCACACGCCCACGACCTCGTTAGCGCGACGTTCTTTAAATTCGCCAAACGTAATCATACAGCGCGGTCCCAAATGCGGGTTGTAGGTTTGATGAAATAGACGCCGATGGCTTTGGGGTCGTTCGCAGCCGTGGTAAAGAAAGCGGTCGTGGTGAGTGGTGCTACGATGAGCGCACCGACGCCCAACGGCCACACGTCGGTGAAGGCGGTGTCGCGCTGCCAGAACGGTCCAGTGCTCTGCGACACGGTGCCAGACTCGCCACCGTCGTAAACTTCGAGCTGTGCCAACGTCCCCACAAAGATGCGCCGCTCAAACGTCGGGATGACGCCCAGCGGCCAGTGATTCCTCGTCCATTGCCCGACGACGATGTTCCACTCGAAGTAGCCCACGGTCTGTCCGGTGCTGGCATCCACCTTGTTCCAAGTGTAGCCGCGCTGCTCGACGGTCGGCTGGTTGGGCGACTTGATGATGGGCGTAAACTCGGCGGGGAAGAACACCTGCAAGGCAGTAGCGATGTCGTCGGCGAACTGTTGCTGCGACGCGGGGCAGTAACCGGGCGGGAAGGGCGTTACCTCAGTGCGCAGGATGATGTCTGGTATGGCCACACTGTAGCTTGTCGCCCGTTAATGGCGAAAGGTCAAGGACGTATAAGCGGGCGCACTTGGTAAGTGCCCGTGACGGATGTGGTGAGACCCTGGAAAGTGAGGTCGATACGGATTTGCGTCAGGGACTGAACGGGCAGCGGCCAAGTAAGCTGGACGTTGCCGTTGAGCGCCCATGCGCCCGCACCGCCACCGCCGACTTGGACGGTATCGACGATGACTCCATTAAAGCGCAAATCCCATTGGAGATCGAAGGTGCTCGGGGCACGGATGCCGGATGCGTTGAAGTCAATGCTGACGACGAGCGGGTAGGTAAAATCAGTGCAGAGTTGGTTTGAGACCATGCGCGGGCCGGTTAGACCGGAAGCGCCGGCATAGTTGAAGGTGCCGTTGCCATTGGTGATAGCGGCGGTGCCGTTGCCGACGTTGCCCCATACGAGATCTATGACTTGGGTAGTTTCGCCGTCGCAGAACCAATTTATGACGAAGTCGGCGGTGCAGAGGCATGGCGGGTCGCTCTCGTCGGTGAGCTGGACGGTAAACGGGAATGGCACAACGTCGTTGTCGGTTGGCGTGCCGCTGATGACGCCCGTGGCGGCGTCGAGCGACAAACCTTCAGGCAATGCGCCCGCGACTATGGACCAAGTGTCCTGCCCGGTGGTGAATAGCGACACGAGCGGCTCGTTGTAGGCCACGCGCGGAGACATGGGTGGAAGGAAGACGTTGGTAATGCCCACAACGCGAATCGTAAAGGTGCTGTTGGCCGAGTTGCCGCGCACATCTACGGCTTGGATCTGTGATACGTAAGAGCCAGCGGTAAATGTGCCGCCGCTGATGATGCCGTCCAATGATAGAACCATGCCGGGCGGCAACCCACCGCCTACGATGGTGAAGGTGTATGGCGCGATGCCGCCCTCGACGACGAGCGGGATGGAATTGTCCGCCGCGTTGAAGCAGACCGTGAACTTGGTGGCGGCGAACTTCAGCCGGCGATGAGCGTTCTCTGCGTTGTAATCAGCCGCCATGCACTGCGCGAGATGTTGCGCGGCCTGATCGACTAGGCTCTGTGCCGCAGCGTCGAACTGCGCCTGCGTGAAGCCGTCGGGCAGATAAGAGGCGAGCACGACGCCGTCGCAACAGGTGATGCGGAGCGGGTTGCTGCCGGTCGGCGGCGTGAAGGGGATTGTGCCGTCGGGCACGATGATGGGATGCGGATAGAAGCCTGCGTCACACGAGAACCCCGGCGGGCACGTGAGCAAGAATCCGGTCTGCGCCGAAAGGTAGGTCTTGCCCTGCCCGTAGAAGACAAGCGCGCCTTCGCAACAGGGCGGCACTTGCGGTTCGCAGACGACGGCGGCGGGCACGCTCATACGATGAACGCGGAGGCACGCTGAAATTGTTTTTGCTGTCGGTAACGACGCGCCCTCTCTGCATCACAGGGCATACAGTTTTGACCCCGTTTATCCCATCTGCCTCGATGTGGCGAAAAATCGGATAGGGGCTTTACCACTTTGCACAAGTCGCATCGCTTTAACTCCAACGAGCCACTGTCTCTAAGCCTGAGCAAGCGGGCGTGCAAAAGATTGTGATACGCAGTGTCTTCGCACAGTACCAAATTACCCGGAGCGTTGTTTCGACCGTTCCCATCAACGTGATGAATTACAGCTTTTTTGGGAAGTGGGAGACCAAGTGCTTTCTCCGCGAGCAGTCGGTGTTCTGGCACCCTTTTTTTGTTGCCCGTCCACTGCTTTACGTAGCCCTCTGTTGTGAGCTGTCTGCCGCCTTTCCATCTTGGATTATTGGCGCCACTGAAGGCTTCGCCCCTACAAACAGGCGAACAAAATCGCGTCTGTCTCTTTTGCGACAAGAACTGTTTACCGCAATGAGCGCAGTGCAAGGTTATCCATAGGTGTCTGTTCATAACTCAAGCAAGCAGCGTGCAAACAGGTTTTGAAAATCTTGGAGGCGGTACTTTGGACGCCATGAAATTGAGCGCCATAATACGACAATGCCCCTGAATAACAATCCTGAATTGAAATTCTTTGGCATCAACCAATGGTCTGTCCTCAATTTCATCGCAAGCGCCCTCAGGTTTTCCAAACCCAAGCTCGGTGCGGCTCTGTGGCGGGACGTTGCGAATATCAGCGCAGCCGGTGAGCGGGTCGGTGGCGCAGGCGACGCGGTCGGCGCAGATGGAGAAACGCGTCCAGCGCTGCCAGCAGGGGTACTCGATGGGACGCCACAGAATCTCGAAATCAACGCGCCCACGCACGTCCTGCACCCAAATAAATCCGTCCTCGATGCGTTGATAGATTGGATTGCGCGGGTCGGGCTGCTTGAACATGCCCGGCGTCTCCAGCGACCAAATAATCGGGTTGGCGTCGTTGTCGTCGATGGACTCGGTCATGGTGGGCAGCACTTCCCATAGTTGGATTTGTTCCCCGAGGTAGAGGACGAAGGTGAAGCATCGTTCGACGCCGTTGAACAATCCTTTGACGAATTGCAATATCTCGATGCCTGTATTCACCGATTCCCAAACACTCGGAGATTTTCCACGAAGCGAACTGACGAGATCAAAATTGAGCGCCACCCATCCGCGGTGATAAACGCCGTGTTGCGTGAACACAGGCGAAGCGGACATGAGCAGGCGATTGTCGAACACGGCGGCGGTGGAGTAGGCGAGCAGGGCGGGGTCGTCACGGTCGAGCACGGCGCTGACTTCACGGCTTATCGGCACATTGCCCCACGTCTGAAATTCGCGCCGCCCGAGGATGAGCGACGCCACGCCGTAATGCGGGCGCGAGATAACATCGCTGTTGGAAAGCACGGTGGAGTATTGACCGGATGCGCCGGTCTGTGCGGACACGGTAAGGATAGGGTTAGTGACGGTGGCCCAATCCGCGAGCGTGGTGGGCGCGTTGCAGGAGAACACCAACTGCGGCGTGTAAATTTGCACCGGGCCTTGACCAAGCGATGTGTCGAGTGTGGGCACGCCGATGATGGCGGTGATGTCGCCAACGTTGCCTGGCACGTAGAAGACCTTGTTGCTGGCGAGATAAGTGTTCTCGGTGACGTGCAGCACCGCGTCACGGAACTGATATGCGGCTGTACCGGATGCACCGCCCACGGCATCTCCCGCGAGGAACGTGCGCCCGTCAGGACCAGCCTGCCACACGCGCCCCATCCAATACGTGCCCATGCGAGCAATCGGAAGCTCAGGATTCACGCCCACGAGAATTGAGCGTCGGGACGTTGCGCCGTCGAAGAAGATGGGCACGGACTGGCCGTCGTTAATTATCATCCACTTCTCGGCTTGCCAAAGCCACGCTTGAGTGCGCGATGCCGGATTAACGTCCCAAAAAGTGAGAACGGCACCAGCGGCCACGAGCGGGCCTGGGTCATCAACGTTTTCCACGGTGAGCACGGTTGCTGAATCTACGGACGCGATGATGTAGTTGTATGGCCCGATCTTGATTTCATAATTCGCCGCGAGATTGACCGTCGAGAGAACCTGAATCGTCACCGTAGCGCCCTGCGCCGGCACAGCGAATCCGACCTGAACGATGGTGTTATGTGCGATGGTGATTTCGCGCACCGTTGCGGTCTTTCCGTTG